CAACTGAAAATCAACCGCCTCAAGCTCTTGAATCTGCCGAATGTACACCTCAATGAATTTCTCAAAGGTTACCTTTCGCTTGAATTGAGCAACGAGATTGCCCTTGGCCTCTTCTACGTGGTTTGTTTTCTCCGTCAAACTCATGGCGTAACCGGCGTTGATGTTACGAACACACGCGAAGTGTCTCCGCTTGCAAGCTCACGCAAGGCCAAAATAATGTTTGTTGTTCCGGTTGGGTCAAGGGTTGTCGGGAAAGCAAGAACCGCATTTGCGGTACCACCAGAGACGTGCATAGATCCACCATCGTTCGATGTGATCGTCACCTTGTTTCCACCCGGAGACGTTGCGGTTGCATTGCTCGCCTGTGCGCTGATTACCGCAGCAACTTCTTCCGCAGTTGCAGCACCAACCGTGAAACCGGTTGTAAATGTGATCAGTTGCTCGTTTTCTGAGCTGACAAAAAGCGTCAGAGTATCACCGACCTGAATATTATAGTTTTCAAAGTTTGCCGTTGTAATGTTGTCTGGCTGTGCATTCATATAGAATTGAGACACGTCTACCACGCCAACGACATCGAATGGAATTGACGCGGACCGGTTGTAGATCACGTCATCTCCGATCAACAGATCCTGGCAAAACGCAACCAGCGCATCTTTGATTTGATCGTTCCCGTCAAGCGGATATATCAAAGGGTTGATGTCGACAAACACCTGGAACCACAGTAAAAGCTCGGTTGGCCGGCTGTATTTTATCGTGTGATTGACGCCCTGAGAGTCTTTGACGATTCCAGAAAAAAATCCGTGTGATTCAATTCCGACAGGCTTGGTCAAAAAAATCGTTTCAATGATTCCAGGGTTTGCTGTGCTGCCAGTGCTTGCGGTGCCACCACCGACAATACACTCAAAACTTTTTCCGGGTAGTCCGTTGATATCAACGACCATGGTTGTGTTTTCAAAAAGAATTGCCTGGGTCACGTTGTCAAGATTGCGCAAGGCAGATCTGATTGCCTCAAGAGTCGCCGCGCCGCTGATTCGCAACAGCTCCTCACGCCGAATCCTGAACTCGTGATCTGTTTCAACATAGGACCCAGGCGTCGAATCAACGTCATTTGTGACAGACACCCAGCCGCTAACAGGAGTCATAATTTCGGTCAACGTGTTTGCCGGCGCCGCGATGGGTCCAAAATCTATTGACTGTGCCGCGCAAAAAAATGAAGACTGAATCAGTCCAGAGTTTGAAACCTGTTGGGTTGTTTCAAACGCGATACCGGTTACAGGATCACGAACCCGCCGGCCAATCGTGAGGGTTGTGCCTGGATCCAGAACAACATTGAGCACACATGTGCTCCGCGTTGCAGACAATCTGATTGCGCCAGTGATTGCGGAGATGGAATCAAGGGCGCTGCTGCTTGAAAGATCCGGATCAAAAGAATTATAGACCGACTCTGCGACATCCCACATTTCCCTGATCTTGTCGCCAAATATGCCGTTGAGCTGCCCAAGCACAGAAGACGGTAACAGATTGAGGCTTGCGCTGATCAGCGCTCTTTCGTCGGTCTCAATTTCACCGATGATGTCTTGCAACAATTTCTTGTTGAATCCAGTTGAGACAACCCCGAAAGTCATATAACCAGCACCTCGTTGAATGTCAATTGCTGGTCAGTTTCAACTATCGCGTTGAAACTGACAGCAAGCGAGCGAGTTTGCCCGTTGTAATCTATCAGAAGATCAGTCAAAGATGAAACCCCCGGTGTTGTCAAGATCGCATTTCGAAAAAGCCTGCGCACAATGTTCGTTTTTGGGTTTTTTATTAAAACCTGCTCGTAGTATGGCATTCCGACCCTGCGATCCAAGAAATAATCACCCACGAACATTTGTAACCGGATGAATAGATGTTGACGGATAGCGTCAGCGCCATCTAGCAGCTTCAAATCTCCGCCACTGATGTCGATGTCGCCCTTCTGCGATCCCGTGTTGTATAGAGTTACATCCATTTTAACCTCACAAAATTGGCAATGGGCCAGCAGGGGGAATAGCTACTGTGCCCCCAATAATCGCCTGAGTATACATTGCAGTTGCTATCGCCAACATTGCGTCTTTGATTGACAATCCCCCGGCCGTGTTTGCGGCAAGAACTAGAGGTAGCGCCGCGGCAAGACCTGCGTTTGGTGGTGGAACTGCAATCATTGGTGGTGGCCATCCAAGTGGCGCGGAGGTCGCCCAAAACAGGATGATTGCGGACGACATAATTGCTGCACCGGCCCCAGTGGCAGACATGCCAGATAGCGCCGCAAACATTGCCACCCTTCCAGCCGCCGGACCCGCAGGAAGGATAGGCACACCGCTTCCCATTGCGTCCTTTGCAAACACTTCATAAGCGGCCGAAAGTGCTGCAGCGGCGTCGACCTCAACGGTTGTGGGGGCCATCTTTTCGAGTTCTGCTGCCAATGTGTTTGCGATCATAACCATTTGTTATCCGTCTGGGATCTTGACTTTGGTCGAGTTGATTGACGTGTTGTATGCTGGGATTGCCGCCAATGGGTTTGGTGGTCCACTTGGGCCAACTCCGGTTGGATGGATGTGCGCGTCAAAAATGTCCATTTGCGTTTTGAGCTGTCCCCAAAGAGTTTGTAGGTGATCTGCGATCGCAATCGATTTTGCCCCATCTCCAAAGGTTGCCTTTGCTGCTGAGTCTTTTCCCTCAAGCCGCATAGTTGCGCCATTGTCTAGTTTCACCTCGACGGCGGCTTCTTCGATGATGATCTTGGCTTTACCGTCATCCATTCCAAGCACAAGGTTTGCGTCATCAATGTCTTTGATCGCGTTTTTGAACGGATAGAAACCAGGGAACGCAACCGCGTCACTCAAGTCATGTCTGCGCATGTCAACTGGGTCAACTGGCTTTGTACCGTCAGTCGCCGTGTAGGTGTCAATTGAGCGCTCGCAGAAGACAAGCAGAACAATGTCACCGACAGCAATGGGCCAGCTTATGAAAAACTTTCCCCCCCTCGGAAACATCAAAGGAACCTTGCTCAGTACCGGTAATTCATCTTCGATTTCGTTTTCATCCTCGTCTGTTTGCACGTTCTTGATCAGTGGCTTGACATCAACCGTTTGCTCTATCGGATCATATGCTTCAACCATACCAGGCATTGCCGTATGCAGATTGCAAAGCCGTTGATCAATTGCAAGGTCAATGACATCTTCGAGTGTTGGGGTGCGTGCAATGTTTGTCATTTTGCCTCTTTGCACTCCATTTCTGTGATCCAATCATTTCCCCAAGTTGACCCCCTGTGGGTCAATGAATGGATCTTAAAATATCCGTCAAATTGCTTTGACGAAATCTTGATTTTTTGGCCAGGATAAAATGTCGCACGCATCAGGCTTGTTACCTTCAACTGATTCTTTTCACCAAGCTCTGGGCTTCCGATCATTCCACTTCCGACACTGACTATTTCGGTTTCACGCTCAACAGTTTTTCCAGACTTCAACACCTGCAACTGTCCATCCTGAATTGACCACTCAAGCCCGGTCGTCTTGGTTAGCTTGTCAAGGATGTCTGCGCTTTTTCCGCTGAGTGTGACACCCTTTGTGAATTCAGTAATCCCCTTTCGAAAATCACCTCCATCAAATGCCTCTGATGCATTGCCCATCTCAACGCGCAGGCTTTGTGCTACAGACTTCAGCACGTCTTTTATTTGACTCCCCGGCGCGAATGTCTCATTGATCCTTGATGTGCGCCTAGCAACGGCGCCGTCCGATGATTGGAAGGACGTAATCCAATCGGTGCCATTATTTACTGTGTTGCTATATTCTAGTTGCCCCTTGAATATCTGCCCAAAGTTTTCGACATAACCAGCCTCAATGATGCACACAGCTCCGTTTTCCTGCATGGCCGATCGTGTTTCGTTTTTTACGTTGTATATTTCAACCGTCGCCTTGTTTGGCGAACTTTGGATCGTCTTTTCAACCTTAAAGTCTACGCGCAACGGACGCACCGCAGAAGGCACTCCGATCGTATTTCCGAAAGAATCTTTTGTGACTTTTGTCGTGGGGTTGATCGCGATCTTAACCGCACCGATCGTCATGATAAATTCACGGCCAAAAAGAAGATCACCCCCAGCCATCACTCCGCCTCGCTGTATACGAGCAGTGCCGTTCCGCCCGCCGCTATTTGATCAAGCGTTGGGGGTGCGGCAAGGTGTCCCCTTGAATCAAAAAAATACAAGAATCCTGGCGGCTTTCTCAGGTCCGCGATCAGCCTTGTTAGTGGAAAGTTTACGACTGCTGAAACTCCATCGCGGATCGAAACGCCAGCCTTGTCATAGATACTTATTGACCACTCACTTGATCTGTCATTGTATCGGAATCTGAAGTCATAGTCGTTTCCATCAAGCGAAACTCTGAAGTTGAAGTTTGGTGCATTGACTCCGCCCTTTGTTGGGATCTGAAGTATTGCCATGATCAACCCCCAAGTATTCCAAAGGCGAGGCTTGGCCCCGGTGTTGTTGCTGGTGCCGCCGTTGCTGTTTGTGCGCCTTGATTCTGTACGCCCTTTCTTGCGGGTTCTACAGGATCTGGTGGGGCCTCTGCCGTCTGCGTGATAGCAAGGATCACTTCACGCATTGTTACATTTGCGTTGAGCACATTTCCGTTTGCGGCGTCGCGCGTGACCGACAAGCTTATAATTGCCATGTTGTCATAATCTCGGAGGCTTGTCACAACCGAAACGAGCTCTCCGGAATCCATGACGCGTTGCATTTCAGAATACGCCAGTTCTGCCCTTTCGCTTGCGGAAGTCAGATCGTTTTTCAACGGTGATGGTGCTAGGAGGCTGGCCAAATAACAGATCGGTGTATTGCTGACAATGCCGTTTATCGCGACCTCTTCTGGTTGCCGCCTAATGTGATCGGTGATGTCAACCCCGTCCTCTACCGGATAGCTAGTAACCTCTGCTGTTTTTGTGTGTTGCTCGCTAACAGATGCGTCAAACGTCACAAGCCCAATCTGCGCACGTGTCTTTTCTCCGAACACCATTTCAAGCAGGCTCATGTTGCACCCCCCGACGTTGCAAACTGTGGAGCAAACGCCGCCTTGGCAGCGCGAAGCCTGTTGCCTTCAGCGTTTTCGATTTCTTGTTTGATCCGTTGGGCGATCTGCCTTTCGTCCATACCTGGCGCTGCGTTGACTGTAATGTTAGCGCTCGTGGTTTGATTGATCGACTGATTGACTGACGCTGCCTGTGCCGCAACTGCGGGAGATGCCATTGCAACAGAGGGCGCTAGAGTGCCGCCAATATGCGCGCCAGGTGTCTGCGCCGTGGCCGGCAAAAGGCCAGATCGTTGACGACTCGGATTGAATTTTGTTTTTGCGGCGATCTGCCGCTGAACCTCTGCGCGCCTTGCAGAATCGCCAGCAAACCCTTTTTCGGCAAGCCGCTGTCCCTGCTCTTGTGTCGATGTGCCGGCGAGGAT